TCTGCTTTTCAGTCAGCTTGCCCGACTTACTTTTTATTTCAAACAAATAATTAACACCTTTGAGCCCTACCACAATATCAACAAATCCTTTTACTGAGGACGTAACTACTACTGTACACCCGATCCGTCTTAAAAAACCCACAATCTCTTTCTGATTATTATCAACTCTATCAAACATTTTATCCTCACTCTATAATTGGAATTGATGTGCAGCCACAATTAATCACTTCACTTGCCGGTGCGGACGGGTCATGTGGGTACATCATTTTAAATGCCCCAATAGTAAACTGCTTATCAAAATCAACGCGTTGCCCATGAGCCGCTAAATGAGTTTGTCTAGGATACAGTTTCCCTGAAGAAAGCCATTCTTTTTTAGGTTTTACATCTAACCGCTTGCCAACGAGCGTGAGTTTGTCTTGATTTGCAGTATTAAACGCACGTGAGGCCTCAGTCCTAACAATCGTTAATGCCCTGTTTCTATTAGTGTCCAATATATTTGAAACACTGTCTAGTGTGTCAGCAAAGGTATTACCACCCACGATGTAAAAATTAAGCTGTGCAGTAATCCTATTCTTATTATCGTCACTCACTTCTTTGATTTTACTGTTGACAAACTCTTTTATTGAAGTTGACGCAACAACGTTATCAATCCCAAAAATACCACGTTCACGCAACATTGCATCTATCATTTCATTAGAACTTCTTACCACGTAATCAGTAGATGCGCCAGCTTTCTTTTGAATATCGCCCTTGAGAATAGCAATATTCACTGCCAAATCCTTTATTTGTTCAGTCAGAATCCACTTCTTATATTCTGTATTTGCCTTACTCAAATCGGCAAGTATCTTGTCAGAAACCGCTGTATACATTGCTAAAACAGTATTTTCTAAAGAAAGCAATTCCTTTTTGTACTGTTCAATAAATTCTTTAATATCCATTATTTTTTTCTATTGCGTCATCATAATCGCTTTTTGTTGTTATGTCAGTCGCAACTCCAAAATTGGTAAATAATTGTGTTTTATTAATAATCTCCTGAGCTACCCCTTGTTGAATCAATCCGCTTGATACGCCCATTACCAATATGGGCAATAATTCCTTAAGCTCATCAATATCCCCACGCCCGCCATCATCTATCTCAGGAAATATAACTGAAAATTCAATCGACAATTTAGGCTGCAAAGAAGCACCATTCGTGACTAAGACTGTAACCATATCGCTTAAAATCGTTTTCGCATATTCCTGCCACTCTCGAATCATCGCAATGGTAGGTTTTGCCATTTCACGACCCGAACTTAAATTAATATTCGAATCGCCTAGCCATAATGGCGGAATTCTCATAGCAGCGGCGACGACCTGCATATTTGTTTTAACAAATTCAGACACGTCCGCTGACTGAATATTTGGGGCAATGAACTTGTACTCTTCATTGTTGCCATGAACAATTACTGATTTGTTATCAATAATTGCCGCATTAAGCTTTTCAACGCGATTATTGATTTCTTCTGGGTTTGCGTTTTCTATTTTAACGTCAAGAAAAAATAACATCATTGCTTTCACACGATCATTTTGAGAGGCCAATATATCCTCAACGCTAAACAACGTTTTGTTTAACGTTTCATTGAAAAAAAACGGGCTTCCTCTGTGACTTGTAGATAGTAAACGATTACGAAAAAATAATACGTTCCCATCAGAAATATTGGTAAGCAAAGCTTCACTTTGATCCGAGCTCTTGGCTCTGTTAGATATATTATATATCAATTCTCTATTATCGCTTGCCACCAAAATTCCTACCACCAAACCAGATGAATTGTCAACAATTAACCTCTTAATTAACGACGCACCTATCTCTACAAAAGAAACAACTCCAAATTCATTTATTACGTATTTCACACATAATTCGCCATAAATAATAAATGATCTGAAAATGGCCTTGAATTCTGAAGCATTTAACATTCTGTCATCTACATATTGCTGCTGTTTCTCATCTTCGCAAACAATCTCTGCATTATCAATCATGACGTGTGATACTATATGGTGGACAATGCTTCTCGCTATCGACGATCTATTATAACACTCCAACGATCTTGCCTGTTCCCGACCGAGCCGACCGTTGTCTTTAGAATCGGACGAATTTCTATAGCCATCTATATCTAAAAAATCCCTTGGGTTAATGGCTTTATCTTTCTTGTTGTTTATTTTTTTCATGATTATAAATGCTTTTAAAATATATTAAACGACGGGGAAACAGCTTCTTGACGCAAAGATGTTGCTTGATGAAAAGATGTTGATAAAACTATAGTTTCAAAATCGCGCACACTATTAACAGCGTAACGCAACGCATCGGGTAAATGGTCATCTCTTTTAATGGGCCTCTCAACGCCGCGCGTAGCAGCCTGGCTATCCCAAGAATAATTTTTAATATGGGTGATTAATTTAACGCATCTCTTTGAAATAAAAAGAGTTTTGTTAAGTAATTTTTCTGAAATTAAAAGTATCCCGTCTTTCACTGCATTATTTGCACTAACAACGTTAAAACCGGCGTGCCTCATGGTAACTATAAAAGAAGCCGCGCTTGGGTCAACAAAAAACGTTGCATCCTTTGCATTTAAACTTAAAAGCCATTCCTTAATTAATTCTATATACTCGCTATCTGTTTTTTGAGCACCGGCCTTTTTTGAATCATAATACAATTCTGATATAACATAGATTGCATCATTGACTTCTGTTGCAGCCACCGCTGCCAACGGGTTGGTTGTGCCGTAATCAATACCTATCTTTAAATCTAAATTGAGAGTATTTGAAAGGCCACACTCTCTTATATTATTTTCTTCATTAAACATGTCATAAATAGCACCATCCCCGGCAACCCACAAGCCATTTATATATCTATCATAAAGCAACTTTGACCCCTTGTAGGCGTTTGCCAAGTCCGCACGATATTTGTCTGGCAGAAATGGATTATCATCTAAATGAAATCCCATTTGATATATATCAAGCGAGACATTTTCAAGGTAGTCTGTTTTTAACCAATGATACGGCGATTCGGGATTGGTTGTTCCGAAAAATTTAGCCCCTTCAACGCTCAACCTTGAAATGGCGGTATCAAAAGATTCTTTAGGCCACGTGCTAACCTCGTCGCCCAACACGCCGCCCAACGTTAATCCGCGTATTTTTGATGCTGCTCTGTCATCATTCACCCCAATCAAGAAATGCCGTCTACCAAAAATCTTCGCCTCTCTTAATCCTAATGAATATGTAAAATTAGATTTCCCTAACCGCTCATCAAATATTGACAATACGTTGCGATTGATTGTGTCAAGGGTTTTACCGATTATTGCAAATGGTTTATTCGGTGCTTTCTTTGAAGTGATAAATAATAACCAGCGATCGATCATTGCAACGGTTTTTGCACTACGAAAAGAGCCATAAAGAATGTTTATAAAGCTATTACTTTCATTTATAGCTTGCCAGTGCTTACCACCCTTTGGGAATAAATGATAATCACTCATTTAGTAGCCCATGAGACTGCTTTATCCGTGCAGTTGCGATTTCAAAGTAGTCTTTATTTACCTCACAACCGATAAAGTTTCTATTTAGCCGTATTGCAGCAACGACCGTTGTGCCACTACCCATGAAAGGGTCAAATACTACATCACCTTCTTTACTCCAACTTAAAATATGATCTTCTGCTAATCTATCGGGAAAAATAGCGGGGTGTTGATATGCGATAACATCCTTTGTTGTGTTCATATAACCCGTTGGATAATGCCAAATATTACCTTTCAATTTATCGCTTTTTATTGCCCATGTCTTTTTTTTGCCACCTTGCTTTGAGTTTTTTTCATTAAATGATGCTGACTTCCCAAACAATCCTTTTTTTTGCCCTTTATGAATACACACTTCTTTAATCCCATTAAATGTTTTAATTTTACCCTTGACAAACACAAACATATACTCAAACATTTGCTCGTATCTTTTATGAGTTAATGGCAGCCTATGTGAACTAAAAATCATAGTATCATGTAATTTAAACCCGCATTGCTCAACAAAGAAAATTGCTTGCTTAAAACTGGTTAATGACTCACAACCGTTTTTTGTTTGGTCATTAACAACCCAAACTAAAACGCCACTTTCTTTTGTTAATCTAAATAATTCTTTTGCTGTTTTTTCAAAATCAAATATCCAATCACTGCCATAATTCCTTAAATTATCATACGGTGGGCTTGTAACAGTTAAATTAACTGAATTATCTGGCATGCACTTCATAAATTCTAAGCAATCTATATTCTCAATTCTTACTTCACTATTTTGACTGCTCATAATACTCTCTCCCAGCCAATAACGGGTCTATTTTCTCGTTATTGACCTCTACCTTGATGTCGTTTTGAGTTGGTGAAAAGCGCGGCAATTTACCGAGCGTCACTTTTGAAGTTTCGCCCGCCTTGACAATTTTAAGCACGTCATCTGATGTCGCGTCAGGTCGCGCTAGAATCCTTTTTGAGGCACTTGCAGCGTGGCCCATAATCATATCCCATGCGTCACTAATTGCGTCCTTATCAACGGCTTTTTTGACCTCTTTAGCGATAACGTCCGATTGCGTCCGATTTAACTGTCCAATTTGCCCCGAAACCCGCACCACATCTTTAATTAGCTGTACGGTTTTGCCTTTTATCCACGCGCCGCTTTTATCGTTCACAGCACGTCCTGCAATTGTGGATTTTGAGATACCAGTTTCAAGCTCAATTTCTCTTAGCGACTTCCCCGCTTCGTACAGTGCTTTCGCTTTATCCCATTGCGCTTGCGTTGCTTTAGACATTAAATTTCTCTTGTTGTCTCATATTCTGATGTATAATATAAATTATATATCAAAAAACCAGAATCCGTAAAAATGAATACAGCTAACACGTATTATATCTCCCAAATAGTTTTAACTTTAATAGATTATA